ATCTCTGGGATTGATGTAATATCAAAGTCAATATACACATCCTCACCATAAATTGGAAGCAACCATCTATTCAACTCATCACGCAAAGTGCTACACAAAGGTATGATTGTATTTGTCATCATATCCCTCAAAGCATTTTGATAGTTGTTGTATGAAGTGGTATCGGTATCAAATAATACTTGTGGCAAACCAAACACACGACACCATTGTTGCAATGACATCTTTAAAGTTCCCATCAATTCCATATCAACGGAGGATAGTCCGAAATTGAGATAATCCCAAGGTGTTTGCAACACTCTTATCGCACCCTTGTTATCTATACCATTCAAATCATCATTAACCGCTCTTTTAATGATGTTCGCTTGTTCGATTGTAAATTGCGCTACGTTTGTACCAATTGGTTTAGGCACAATCGCACCTTTTGCTCCACCATTCGCAGTCATAGCTGCACTTGCATCGTGAGCATTGTTACTCATACGCAAAGTAGAATAAGCCGACCTAAGTGGTGAAAGACCACGCATATGTGAACGAGTCACATCATTAAAGTCTGGGTTCCAACTCTTCCAAGCACAAACCTGATCCTTTGGAATGTCAATACTTTGTGACACCATCAACTTGTAACCCAATAAACCATATAGGTCTCGTGGGTCAGGGTAGATGTCGAGGAACTGTGTAGGAAGAACGTTAAGTTCGAGAAACTTACCACCTTGTATGTTACCATTGTTTCCATATATATTTCCTTCACCAGATAAGATGCGATAGCCAAATAAATTTTCCAAAAATTGGTCTTGCGCTTGATATTGGTTTGGATTTTCCAAAAGTTTCGCAAGGTCGCTATCCATCACAATATTATCCGAGTAAGCATTCTTTCTCTCAATCATCGCTCTCTCAAACGCACCCTTATTCGCCAAGCCTTTGCTTAGTTGCTTATAACGCAATAGAGAAGTTTTTGCCTTCTCACCTTTGTTAAGCTTGTAAACGTACCAAGGGACTGAGGCGGCTTTCCTCGCCAAGAAGCTGACAATAGAGTAAACATCGGCATTGCCTAAGTACCCCTCATCAACATAACTTTTTGACTGATAATTTTGAAGCACCGCACCATTTATCTGCTTCAAAGCATTGTTGCTAATATTTTGCAAAGGGTCTAAGCCTTTCTGCCTTTTAAAAACATCAAATAAACCCATTCTTTTTTATATTACACCCCAAGTCAGACTTGGAATGGTTAATTTACTAAAGATAGCATATCTCATCGCATCTGCGATATGATCATTGAATTTTACTGGTGCATCAAGCTTATTTCCATTTCTATCCGTTTTCCAGCGGTAGTTTTTCAACTCTTTTAACAAATTTACACTTTCGTGGTCAATTATCAATGGAGTTCCTTTTACGGTTCTTATCCCCTCGGTCACATCCTTGTTGGCACTCTTAGCATTAAACCCATTTCTAACCAACTCCTCAATCGTTTTAGGCTCGGCGGCATCACAATAAATCTCATCGTGTGGGTTAAGACCTAATCCTTTTAGTTTTTCTATCAAGTCGTTTGTTGTCAACTTAGCCTCGTAGATTAACTCCTTACAATAAGCTGCGTTCTCAACAAACACCACCTTCACTAACGCAGTTGGCACGTTAAATCCAAAGTCCAACCCATAAACAGTTTCACCTTCCTCTGGAAAATTCTCCGTTGTTTTCCAATGCGTGTAAATTATGTCTTGCGAAAGCCCTCTTTCACCTAAGCCATAAATTTGCCAATAGTTTGGGTCGGCATCCTTCATCCTTTCTAATTCGAGAACTAGTTCTTTTGGAAGAAATGGATTGTCACGAAAGGTTGTGATGTAAAAGTCGGCATCATCACGAGGAATTACGGAGTCATAAATCCAACTTGAGATGTCCGAAGGGTTGTAGTCAATGACTATCTTACCCTCCGTACGCATTATCAATTGCATCCAAGCCTCATAAGTTAACTCATTAGCCTCATTGCAAAACAAATAATTCCTCGCTCTACCCCTTATCTTTTGTGGCTGGTCGGCACTTACAAACTCGATAATGTTCCCATTTAGGGAATAAATTTGGTCGGTTTTGTTGTGGTTGTCCTCGGAATAGATACCAAGGCGAGATAAGATGTCAACGAAATCACGCAACACAGTTCCCTTAATGGATGGGAGAGATTGCCTCACTATTGTTAACGTCTTGCCATTTTCTTGCAACAACTTTACAACAAACCAAATAAGAATGTTGTAAGTCTTGCCAGAACGTGATCCACCTTGCATCACGGTTATTCGCTTGTCGCTATCACTCAGTAATTCAAAGACCTTGTTAGTTTGTAGTCGTGCATCCATTTTCAAGTATAAAAAAAAATTCTATATCGGTTTTTCAATCTCAAAAGTAGGGTCAAAATAGGGGGTCATCGTATAAGTCGAGTTTTGGTGGTATCAAAAATGGGAGGGATATAAACCCGACCCACTTTGATTTTCCTAAAGTACCCCCCTCATCGTGTGGCTACTACTATTAGTAGTCTGATAATAGGTTACTTCGACTTATAATTTACATTATGTTAAATAGACACTTACCTCACGCACAATTCACTGATTATCAACTCCTCCCCCACCCTATTATTATGCGACCTTTTCTAGTTGTGGCTTCACCACTTCTACACTCACTTGGTTGAGATTGCCCTCGATCTTGCTCTCAATCTTTTGTGTAGGTAATCCAATGAAGTACTGCATAAAGATTTGCAATGCCTTCATATCGCCATCTAACACCTTCTGCTCCAACATCTTAAATGCTTTCTCAGCCATAGGGCTTAGCTTCTCTATTAGTTCAGCTTCCTCCATTCTGCGCTTACGACCAGCGCCAGGTCTATAACCTCCGTGAGAAACTTTAGGCTTCCCCGTATTCTTGCTTATCTCTGGTTTGTTGATTTTCTCTTGACTATTCATCATCGCCTCCGTACTCTTTTATATGCTTTGGATTAACAACGAACTCCATATTGTGTGTATGCCCCTTCTCATCCTCTACATTCCTCTCAAATATCCTTAGACGTACCCAACCATTACTTTGTGGGATAGTGTCTAGATAAGCCTTAAAATCGCTTACAAACACATTGAGGTATAAGCAATTTTCTTTGGGGTTATTCTTGAGATAAAATCCTTTTTTCGCCACGATATAAAGTTAAGCTATAATCAATACACAAACTATCACTTTCCACATCCTTTGTCTATAACTTCTCTACTCTACATTCATATTTATTCACTATATCCATTATCACTTGATTGACCATTGTCTCATCATCAAATGTGAGCATAACTCTTATTGGTTCATTGGTGTACTTAGCCACCGCTTCCTTAACCGAGTTGTATAGTTCAATAGTCAACTCATCACCTACCTCAAGATAAGATGCAATCTTGTCAACCGAGTAAATCACAGTGGAGTGGTGAGCATCTAAGTAGTGAGCAATATCCATAAAGGTCTCTTTCAACTTAACTCTAGCAACATAAGAAAAGATATATCTTGGTAACACCAGTTTACGATACCGATCCTTACCCATAATCTTCTCTTTTGTTTGTCCACTACAACTCGCTACGATGTCCATCAATTGGTCTAAATTCATATTATTGTTTTTTGTTATTTAATCATCATTGTGGAAAGCGAGCCATCAAAGCCATCAAAAATCCCACTTCTTCCCTATATATATGTATATATATATATTCTTATTATTATTATAATTTAAGAAATTTGATGGTTTTATTGGCATACCCCTCCTAACGCATTGAAAATCAATAAAGAGCGATAGCCAATAAACTTTTTACGTTGATGGCTTTTGATGGTCGTGTTGGCTATTTTTCGCCATTTTCTTAGAACACATCATCATTTTTTATAATAGGTTCATACCCACTTGCCATCAACTTGCCATCATTTGCCATCAAAAAGCCATCACTTGCCATCAACTTTTTATTTTGATGGCTATCCAAATTGTGGATAAAAATAAATCTTCCGTGCTTCACCGACCTCTTTTGAGACACTTCAAGTTGGTTAATATCGCAGTAAGTTTTGACCTTTCTACTAAAATATTTATCCAACATTTTAACCTTAAATGCCTTGATGCAATACCTCAAAAGATGGGAATTATAGACGTTTAAACCTCCAGCTTCCCACTCAAAACACCCTAATAAACTATCCTTATCGTGCAAAAGTTGGTCGTATGGTGTCATCATTTCCTCAAATTCAAGGTGATTTTTAGCGAGTTTATACGTGCTAATTCCTTGCTCAAGCACCTCAATAATAAACTCTGGCACTTGATCTTGCAACAACCTCTTTGCTTTATTATCATCCATTTTGGCATTATTATACTCTACAATACCATCTTTAAGATAAACCTGGATGCACTCAATTGCGAAGTTTATAGCACTCATTTTCTCATAATAATCCCAATCATCGCTAAAAAAATCTTGTCCATTAAACGCATCTTTGAGCCTATAACTACTACTAAACACCTTCTTGATGGGTACTACGATGAACCTATCCTTATCAGAATCACTCTCCAATGATGGCAAAAAGTTAGTGGTGATAAACACCTTTGGTGATTTGTTGAACGGGATGGTGTACGACTTCTTACCCTTGTTCTCAATCAGGAAATCATCAGTGATGTAGTTATAAAATTGCTGGATTGGTAATCCCTTTTGCGGATCGTTTAAATAAAACACTTGTGTCCAAGGTGAGATGCGTTGCATCTTGAACTGGGAGTCTGTTTTATAGTTCCTACCATCTTGCTCGATGGTTTGGCGAATCCACTTAATGAATTGTCCAAGTAAACCCTTACCCGACCTTCCTCTTGCTTCCTCTTGGTCATCCACATCCTCAATTATCATCACCGCTTTAGCGAAAGACTTGCGCTTAAAGTTATGCAAGATATAACCAAATGCACTCATAAGAAATCTCTTGTGTCCTTCATCAAGTGAAATCATATTGATGAATTGTACAAACGACCCAGCATCATTATTAGGTTTGTAATCAAAAGGCTTGATGTCACGCACAAATACATACGAGTCCAACTCATTGTACTTAATCAACTCCACCTCACTACCACTAACCTTTAACACTCCATTGTTAAAAAGCAAGTAACTAGAGTCACCAGAATCTCTTAAGATATTGCCATCAAATTGTGGCAATATTGTCAAATACGACATTAACCTTGGTAAAAATGCAATCAATAATCGCTGCGCATCAGCTTCCATATATTCCACCATCACAAAGTCTACAAAGGCTCGTTGGATGTCGCTCTCATCGATGTCGTAGATTACATTCTCTACTACTCTGATTAACCTTGATGGTGCATCATCATCAATGGACATTTTCATCATCATAAATCCACTCTCAATCGCCCATAATTGTATGCCACG